ATGCTTATCTCGCCTTAAGTTGTGTCAACCCACCACGTTTGCGGGGCTGTACTGGGGTTGGTTTGAACATGATGCCCATCGGTTTGCTGGCGTTCGGGTTAATCATGCCCTCGTAGCCGTACTCTTTGACCAGACGCTCGTAGTCGTTGGCCTCCTGCAATGGGTGTGTGATGCCTGCGTTGTATTTTGCCGTGAAGGGTGTGCGGTTGGACTCACGGGCCAGTGGGCGAAAGCCCAGCGGGTCTTTGGTGATGTCGTACAGGTTCTGGGACTCACCACGGTAGCGGTTGACGCCAAGGCCAGACTCAGGGGTAACAGTCCCCGGTTCGCCCAGATAGACGTAGGAGCGGTCTTTCACGCCACCAGCGTACTCACGCAGGCGCTCGGCCTCCGCGCCCTTGATGCCAGTGCCGTACCTCGTTGGGTCAAGGAACTGCAAGTTGGGGTCGTTGCTGAAGTGTGTCAAAACCGATTGGCTTTCGGTTCCCTTAGCGGGTCGGTTTGCGGCGCTCAGGTAGTCAGGCATACCGCCAGCGAACTTGGGGTCTACGAACTCAGGCGGGAGCAGGACGGCCTTCTGGGGCGCGAACTGGAAGTTGTTGGCAAACTCTTGCCGTTTGGCGGCGCGAATCTCATTGACCAGTGCGGTGTCCTTGCGGCGCAAGGCTTCGACCTCAAGGTCTTCCAGCTTGGCGATGTTGGACTTCAGGCTCACGTTGAGCGGGCTGTAGTTGACCAGTGAGTTCTGTCCACGGGTCTCGGCAGTCATAGCCAGACGGGCCAGCGGGCTGTACATCTGCTGGTGGATGGCCCACGCTATCTCTTCACCCTTGGGGCCGAATTGGTTGCCGTAGATGGCGTGGCCTAGCAAGTCGTGGACGGCGCGGAACTTCTCGTTCTCGTTCAGGCCAGAGGCTTTGTCGAGGCGGTTGAGGAAGTCGTGGGGGTCGCCACCTTGGAAGACGTACAGGTGCTTGTTGCCATGCACGTCAGCCATCATCTCCTTGGAACTCTTGTAGTCGCCTTCGCCTGCGCGGTGGTACGAGAAGTTGTAGGGGAGTTGCTTAAACTGCTCGTCGGTTTCCTTGGCGAGTTGGCGGTACGCCTTCTCCATCAGGTCGTCGTAGTCCTTCGCGCCCACCTGCTCAAGCAGGTCAGGCATTTGTTTGGCGTAGGCATCGAACACCGCGCTCTTGTACTCAGGCGAACCCTCAACAGCAAGTTGATGGGCGCGACCGATGGCGGATTGTTTGGCGAGTGAACTCTCTGGAATCTCAGGGACTACAAAGTCAGTGCCTTGCGTTTCCTTGGTGAAACGCTGTGCGATTTGGAGGGGCTGATTTGACGCGGGGTCAGCAATCAGTCTTGCCACCTCTTCATCCGAGATGCGGAGCGGAACTTCGCGTCCAGCTTCTCCTGCTGTTCCTCCGACAGGGGCTTGGCCTTGTAGTTCATCCGCTTCTCGAAGTCCGCGACTCTTTGCTCCACTGACGTCGAGCGTCGTGGGGCTGACTCGATAGAATGGGCCTTCTTGTTTTGTTGCATACGTTGCTCCTTGTGGTGTCCCCGTCGATGCGGTCTTTACCTCTGGTTGTAGACCAGTTAGTTTAACAGACTGCGGCGCATACAGGGGATTTTTTGTGAACGAAGGCAACAGGCTGTTGCTGTCGTCAGTGATGGCGCGAGACAACGCACCAGCGGGGTCAACACGCGGCTCGATATTCTTTTGGTAGCCCTTGCTTGCCACCTTGCCCAGCTTGGACACGCCCAGACCACCAGCGATGGCGGCAGGTATCTCGGTCAGTGGATGGAAGCGGCCCTGACTCATCAGGCCAGCGTCTTGCGCACGCTTGATGAGGTGTTCAGACCCGCCGATAGGCAAGCCGTCTTCGGTCTTCAAGGCATCGGAGATACTGCCAAACATAGGCACGCGCTCTTGCTTCTCGCCAGCCTTGGGTGGGCCTTCAAGCACTGAGCGGTATGCAGGCTTCGTCAACAGCTTGTCCACAGTCACCGACTTGAGCGGGTCAACGATGAGGTCAACACCAAGGTGGGCGAGGTCAGGCGCACCACCAGCAAGTTGCATCCCTGCTATCTTGGCAAGTTGCGCACGGGCGCGAGGCGATGACTTCAGGCGCTCGTAGTCACTGCCCAGCGTCTTCTTGGTCTCTTCCCACAGTTCTGCGGCGTTGTTCTTGATGTCGCTCCAACGCTTGCCAGACATGAATGGCTGGGCTGAGTAGCCACTGCTCTCTTCAGGTGAGGCAATGCCACCACCGTCAAAGTGCTGAGGCTCCTTGAATTGCAAGGTCTTGAACACTGAGCCACCCTCTGCCTTGGTGATGTCAGGCTCGTTGATGTCGTATGTGCCACGGTTGCCAATGGCAGACTTGATTTGCGTGTCTTTGAATGGGGCATAAACCTCTGCGCTGTTCTCCAGAGCAACCACGCCATCATGGCCCAGCCTTCTCATAGCGTCAGTCGCCGCCTCGGACTTGACAAGGTCAAAGCCTCTGGGCATATGCTCTCGCTCCGCCCCAGTCTTCTTGTACTTGATGGTCTGGGGAATGCTTCCAAGCAACTCGTCCAACTCTACGCCCAGCGCTTTTGCCACGTTTGCGGCCTCATCCATGTCGAGTGGCGCAGACAGGTTCTTGATGAGGTTGGTTGCGTAAAACGGGTTTTCCATCGCTAGATGCACGGGCGCAATGTTTACGCCAGAAGGCACGTTGGGGTCTTGCTCCCAAGGTCTGTGTTGAGTCTTCCAATACCTGAACCTTTGCGACGCAAAGTCATTTGCAAACTCTGGGTCTCCAGTGAACCAGCCAGAGATGTTGGACTTGTTTTCTCTCTTGGTGTCTAGCTTTGGGTCAAATCTTTTGATGTCTTCATCGGTCGCGTGATACGCCCTGTTCTTGACCTTGCTCTTCTCAAGGAACTTGCCAAGGTTGGCGTCCGCCTCGGCCCTCGGCAATATCTTGGCCTCAGTCGATGCGGCTGGCAATGCAGGCACGTCACGGTCAGCAAACAGGCGCTTGAATCCCTTGACCATGCCCTTGCCAACTCGACCAGCGTCAGCCATGTGAGGCACGCCACCCTCAGCCATAAACTCCAGCTTCTTGAGGCCAGCCTCACCACCTTGGGCCATGCGTTGGGCCATAGCCTGCGCCAAACGGGCGTCAGCGGCCTTGATGTCCACCTTGCCACCCTTCGCCATACGGTTGGCGATTGCGGCGTTCAGGCGGGCGTCTGATTGCTTGATGTCCACAGAGCCGCCTTTCTTGTAGCCCTCCTTCTGGAGGAACGTCAGGAAGTCCTCGTCCACGAATTGGGACGGTTCCGCTCTTGACAGGTCGTAGTAGTTGACAGGGGATGGCCTGTCGTTTTTATCCTTGCGGCCTTCACGCGACTTGTAGAAGTCACGCATGGCCTTGTTGGGAGGCACGAGTTGGTACTTCATGCCAAGGTCAGTGCCAGTCACCTGCAATGGGAATGCCTCGTTCAGGTCTGAGCGCTCAATAATCTTGCCATCCATCACAAAGAAGCGGTTGCCAACATCGTATGTGCCAGCGTCAATCAAGTCAGGGTCAGTCTCGCGCCTGAGAATGGAATCCATCTGGCCTGAGTCCTTCCACGTCTCGCCCTTGTTCTCTTCTTTGAATGCCTTGCGTCGCATTGGCCCCTTGACGCCCTCACCAAGCAGGACGTCACCAACTGCGGAACGTCGAGCAAAGGAGTTAGCCGCGCCCAGTGCGCTAGGGTCAGTCAGGTCGAAGGCATCATCAAACAGCAGTACGCCAGTCTTGTCGTCAGTCGCGGCCCTGATGCGGTCGTTCATCAGCTTGATTTGACCAGCAGGAACATTGCCTGCCTTCACCGCGTTTTGGAATTCCTTGATGGCGTCCTTCAGCACGACGGTGTTGCTCTTGTGCTGGTTAGGTGAGCCAACGAAGGTCGTCCAGATTGACTTCTCTGGGTCGTTCTGCTTGACCTTCTTCTCGGCGGTTGTCTTGTTGCCAAAGCCCCAGACGGTGTTGGCGTTCTTGTGGGGCAGTGAGTAGTGCTGAAGGCCAGAGAAGCCTACGCCACCACGGTTGGAGCCGAACACCCTTGAGCGGTCAGCCTCTGTGAAGTTGAGGGTCTTGCCCTCTGCACCGACGTTGCCCAGCGCTTCAGACATCCGCATGGTTGCGGGCGCGAGAGGGTCAGCATACTGAGCGCCAGCCGCGTACTTCTGGGCCAGCTTCTCTTCTTCGGTCATCAGCAGGCGCTTTGCCGCGTTAAGACCACCCTTCACTATTTTGGATTTTGGGTCTGCCATTCGTTACACCGCGTATGGGTTGACCCGCTCTTTGCGGGCATAAGCATAGTCATCATCGTCATCATACCGAGGCTCTGGGTTAATGTCGAGGAAACCCATGTCCTTCATCAAGCGAATCGCTTGCGTGGCGCTATCGACGTAGTCGTCGTGTGTCGAGTCAGGGAACGAGCATATCTGCGACAGGAAGCCTTCGCACCAGTCCTTGACGTAGCCCTTGCGCACACTGCTCTCAGGAAGCCATACGCGCCCAGTGGCGAAGATAGAAGCGGTAATCTGGAGGCGTTGCATCTTGTCGGCCTTGCCGGGGTTGTAGCCACGCACAGGCAGGTGGGCCGCACGCAGTTCTTGAATCAGGGAGATGCCTGCCGCCTTGTCCTCGACCAAGATGAGGTCGGGCCGCTTGGCGTCCTTGCCTTCACCATAGGAGACGCGCCACTCCTCCAGCACCTTGGGCTTGAGCAGGGGGAAGGTCAGGTGTTCGGCCCAGCAGTCGATGAGCAGGACGGACATCGGGCCATCCATTGGCTTGAACACGCCCCACGTCGTCATGGCGGTGGGGTCGTTGTACTCCTTGTCACTGAAGGCGCAGTCGTAG